CTTTAATTGACAGAGAGTTGTCTTCAATCGAAGTTAATCCAACAGCAGAAGAATTAGCACCTGTTATTAGTAGAAATTCTGTCAAATCTCAGATTGCTCCAACTGCTCTTATAACTCCTCAAAATATAGATCTAACTGATAACTTTGAATTATTAGATCCTAATATTCAAAAAACTGGAAATTCTGTAACTTTGAAATATGATGAAATAGATTGGATTGAGCAACCAATAGCAACTACTGTAGAAAATGTAAATCCATTTAATGTGGTTGTATATACTGGTGATATTGAATTAAATCCTGCAACAGATAGTTGGGTTAGAACTATTCAACTTCCAGACAGAAGTGTTAATATTACTCAAAATAGATCTAGAACTATTACTCAAAATCTGAGGAGCACAATAGATTTAAATCTTGGAACTGCAAGTGTTAACATCGGAACTAGGACAGAAAGAAGCGGTAGCGGTGTGCTTCTCCGCAGATCAGTATCAGAAAGAGTACTAAGATCTAGTCGTTTAAGTGCCAGTAGTGATACTACTAATACAAGTGTTAATGTTGACACTATAAGTTTTGATGATGTTAACACCAGAAATGAACTTCAACGAGCAAGTGATGAAGTTTTTATGAGATCTAGGAATACTGAATTTAAGGTCAGTAATCTTAAACCATCTACAAGATTCTATCAATTTATTGATGGTAACAGTGGTGTTGATTTCATTCCAAAATTAATTGAAATTGCCAATAGCACATCTTTGGCAAATTATGGAACTTCCAGTGGTGCATTCCAAATTGGAGAAAATGTTGTAGGATCTGTTTCTGGACAATCTGCTACAATTTCATTTAGAGTTTCCACACCAAACCATAAGTTTGGAACATTTAATAGTCCAT